TGTACAACCACTTACGAGAGAAACGCTTACGATGATTCATCATCTGTGTGCGTGTTTGGTTTAATTCATACTGCAGTGGTTCAATTGCTTCAAGTTCACCCATAGGGTAAAAAATATCGGGCACATCATAGTTGCGAAGCATCACAAATGGGTGACCGAATGCGAATGGAATCTTTGTTGGGTTAACCAAAAACTTATCAGCAGAATCTGCAAAAATGCACACTGTGCCACGCTTCAAATCATAGTATTCCCATACATCAACAAATGATTCATCAATTGAACGATGATTTTGTTTCTTGTAATCCTCGGCAGACCAACGACTGTAGTGCGTCGCCTGAATATCTTTACGTGCTGCGCTATTGTAGCGTGGGTCGTTTTGAACGTCTTTCAAAGGACGACGAACACGTTGAGCAATCCATGTCATGTCCTCTATGCATGTTGCTTCAGGGTCCACAAAAATATCAAAAGGACTGACACGCTCAACAAATGGGCGGTCCTCCACCACAACAGTTTCAGCTTCCAGATTAAATCCTTCTTCTGGTGCTGCAATTTCTGCATCCTCCTCAGTCAACAAATCGGTGTATTTGTTTTCTTCAATAAAACGATATCCAACTTTAAGCCATGCATGACCAATAATCAAATAATCGTCAACTGCACGACGCATTTGTTTTTGGCAATCAAAATGACGCCACCAATAATTAATAACAGCTTCTGTAATTACAGCCCTGTCTGCATCTTGTGGCTTACGTGCACCAACAGTAATTTTTGGATGGTTAACCGCAACACTGGGACCAATAACGTTAATTGTTGAAAAACAAATGTTTACCAACATTCGGTCTTCTTCTGTATAGTCGTCTAGGTGCTTACCACGATATAAATCAATAAGACGACGCCAAAGGTCGTCGTAGTTTTCTTCGTCACGCCACTTTTTGGAAGCAGTTACTTTTTTGCGAAGTTCCGCCAACACGGAAGCATTCGTAGGTCTAGCCATTAGACTTCCTCAGTTTCTTGAATATATGATTCAGCAAGGCGATAAGCCAAGTTTAAAACCGCAGCAAGCCCTGAGGCTGCTGCTACTTTCCAAGCGGACACATCAAGGACAGCTGCACTTAGTGGTGTGCTAAGAGCACCAAATACAAATGTTGCTACTGCCCGTTTTACTGCTTCTGAATAACTCATCCTGCTCTCCTATGATTGTGACCATCTTGCATGTGTTCGTCTAATTTTTCGTCCATTTTGTCTACCTTGATTACCAAGTGTTCAAGTAGCCCACGAGATTCCGCATGTTGTTCGGTGTTTTCTTTACGCAACCGCTGAAGAATAACCACCACTGGACCTGTGATGATTGCTACAACGATGGGAACCCACCAGCCCATGACTTAAATCCAACGACTTCCGACAGGAACGGCATCATAGCCGTTAATCTTTGCATCCTCTACAGTCTTGCGTTGACGTTCGCCAATGGTATCACCATGAAAATTATCTTTACCATAGGTAAACCCAAGACGGATTGTTTTTATATGGCAACCAAAGCAAATAGAGCCACGGCGAGGCAATTCACCCTCGTATTCAAAAACCGTAAAGCACTGTGTGCACGTAGAAAGATTCATATCTAATACCTAAACCGTTACATCACGAACATTAAATGACCCAATTGCCACCTTTTTTTCACGTTTTCCACCCAATTGAGACGCAAACCAGTCCAAAGAATACTTTGGAACGACAATTTCTGGTTGATACTCAGGTAGCCATACATGCTTTAGCATCTGGTTGGCAATAGCCAAAGACATAACACGGTCGTCATGCGGAGAACCATGCATTCTGCCGTTTTCTTCACGGACAAATGTGCGCAGTTCTGCAATAGTTTTTTCGCACATCAATATAATCTCATCATCACGAAGGGATTTTGCCAGTTCGTCAATAGCCAAAGGCTTAGAGGAAGCCGTAGTGCGCCAACCAAGAATCTCCGTAGCCTGAGGGCTACGATTAGCAAGCCTGCGCTGACGATAGATATTCCTGTAGCCCGTGCGCTGTAAAGCTTTTAATGTGGTCAAACCATGGTTGTTGTTCTCAACACCAATCAAAGCCATGTTATACCACAAACCCAAATTGTACAGAATATCTGAACCAAACAAGTCGGGCTCCACGTGACCATGCCAGTGTGCCACAATCTCGCCAGTTTCAGCATCAATCACATGAGCAGAACTATAGTCGCCATGACCCAAACCTTCTGCAACGTCAGCGCCAATACAATACGCAGTAGTTGGCAGTGGTTCCTTCCACACAGACAACGGACCACCGTTCTTTTGAAATGAATGGTCCCAAATGAAACCTTTTTCAGGTTCTTCAACCTGAAAAGAACGCAACAAATCTATATCAAAAACAGGACGACCAGAACGAACAAAAGCTTCATCAGGATTAGAAGGATACTCCTGTGCCAGCTGCCAGTCAGGAAGCTGTGCTTTTTTAACTGCATACCAATCTTCATCTCGGTCACCAGCAGACCAAGGAAAGAAGATACCTTTAAAGTCGTTTGTACCGGTCTGAGACCCCACCCAAAGTCGGTGGAAGATGTTCCCTTCTCCTTTGGCTGTTGATAGACATACAATTCGTCCGCCAACGTCGGCAATTGGTTCGATAGAAGCCCAAGCCTCTTCAGAGTTTGGTAGAAACGCCATTTCGTCAATAAATACCCGATACACCGACTCACCACGTGCAGGGTCGTTACCGCTAGGCAAAGATTCAAGAGCAGACTCATTAGCAAACACCATCTTCAACTGATTGTCGGATACAAGTTCAGGACCACGCTGCTTCATCCAATCAGGCAACATCTTGTAACCATACTTGGACTTCTGCAACAGTTTGGCTGCCTCACGCTCTGTACGGCTCAGCATGACCTCAAAGCGGTCCTGCCAGAAGAACACCTCCCAGAAAGCAAAAGCTGCTGCAAGCGTACTGAAACCAATCTGACGGGCTTTCAGGACGATACTGTTGCGGTTTGCTATCCAAGCATACACAGTGTCTTTCTGTGCTTCACGCATTTCAAACAGGATACGCCCCCGTTCCGGGTGGCGTATGTACCAGTAATTGGAGCAGAAATGCTCAAAAGCATCTGCAAGGTCCGAATCAGAGGCATCTTCAAGTCCACGACAAAGACGCCACTCACGCTCGTTTAATAATTCATTTAAGTTCATTTAATCTTCTTCACGCATCCTAAAGTGCGGATGTTCCCCAGAGTCGCAATAAGGGCAAGCACCCCAATTGCGAGGATACTCTTCACCACAGCGGTCACACTCCACCAGTTCCACTAGACAACTTTCAGAGCACGTGTCTGCTTTTCACGAGCAGCCACAGCCGAAATCAATTCATCTAGTTCAGAATCAGACAATTCGCTGATGCGCTTGTCTGATTTAACTTCCACAGTCGGGGGAGCCATACGGTTTGTAGCCTGCAAGTAAAGTTGTGCGGATTTAGTGTCTCCTTGAACAGCTTTGTTGTAGAGGGTGTCTAGAACGTTTTGTGTACGCTCTGGTGAGCCTTGGATTTCATCGACCCGTGACCGCCACTCATCAAGGAATACCTGCTTCTTTTCCCAACGTCTTAATGTTTTTACATCAACGTCCAATTCTTTAGCCATCGCCACCTTTGTGGCTGGCTGACGTTCGCTGGGGGCTGTGCATAGCCAATCAAGGTATCGTTGCTGAGTGGCAGTCAGGACCGTTTCTTCGTTCATATCACATAGCAGGATTCGTAACGTAATGAGAATCATTCTCACTAAATGTAACGGTGGGGGGGGATTATAGGGGGGGGACACAAGAACCCGCCCACCTGCCGGTGGCGGGTAGAACGTACACAGTCTGGAGCACCGCAAGGATGCGACAGACACAAGTTCCTTGGAAAGGAAAGTTATGCCAAAGGTTGGAAAGAAGGAGTACGCTTACACTCCAAAAGGTATGGCGCAAGCTAAAGCTGAAGCCAAAAAGAAGGGCATGAAAGTCCAGTACGGGAAGAAAAAAAAGGGTGGCAAGTAAACCCTATAGTAAACCCGCACTACGCCAACGTTTAAAAAACGAAATTATGGCTGGTGGCAAAGGTGGAAAACCCGGTCAATGGTCAGCCC